GTTGCAACTGTTCCGGCCTTTTTCTTCTTGAGGTTTTATGATCTTTTTGCCTACACGCTACAGGCCAGACAGCCTAAAACGCTTTATCCGCGAGTATCAAGCAACAGCGGTTCTCGAGGATAAAGTGGTGGTAATTATTAACGAAGATGATGCCTCTTACGATGCAATAGAGCTCCCAGATAACTTCTCGCTTTTGCGTGCTCCAGAAGGAATGCGAATCGCACAGTGCATGAACCTAGCGTTTAAGCAATACCCGAATGAAAAATACTACGCTGTGCTAGCAGATGATGTAAGTCTTGACACCCATGGCTGGGATCAAGTGCTTTCCCGTGAATGTTTAGCTCATGGCATGGCCTTCGCGGATGATGGCTATCAAGGCGAAGGGTTGCCAACGCATCCTTTCATCCGTGGAGATATACCAAGGCGCTTAGGGTGGCTTTCTTTCCCACACACGAAACATTGCTTTGTAGATAATGTGTGGAAGATCATAGGTAATATCGTAGGGCTCAAATATTGCGGCGATGTAAAGCTAACGCACCTGCACCCAATGGCAAACAAGAGCGACGAAGACGCTACTTATACCAATCAACCATCGTATAACGACGACCGCCAAGCGTATTTGGATCTCATAGCTAATGGTATAGCGGATCTTAAAGAGAAGCTTAAGCCAAAGACAGGAGATGAGCATTCAGAGTATGCCGAACAACTCGCCGGGAAACCTTTGCGGGAAGTGCTGTTATGCGTCCCTACTCACGACAAGAAAATAGATGTTGATTTCGCGCAAGCGCTCTTGCGGGAGTTTATCTTCGCAATGTCCAGAGGAATATTGATTACTCCCCTATTTTACATTGGAAGCTCTTTGGTCCCCGCGGCGAGAAATTATTTATTGGCAGAGTTTTACGCATCAGGCGCCGAAGCAATGGTGTTTATTGATTCGGATCAAGGTTGGCAGCCGGGAGCGGTAACGCACGCGGTAAGCCTACCGGAAGATATTATTGTCGGGGCGGTGCGAGGGAAGCAGGATGAAGAGAAATACGCGGTGCGCTGGCTAGAAGACCCGGAAGGAAAGGGATTGTGGGCTAATGAAAACGGCTTAATAGAAATTGAAGCAGCGGGGACCGGATTTATGAAGATTAGCCGGGCGGCTGCCGAAAAAATGATTAGCACATACCCGGAACGCAAATATGCGGAGGGGACGCGTTTAGGTACTGCGTGGAATCTATTCCCGCTGGAAGTGCATGATGGAAAATTCTGGGGTGAGGACATGGGCTTTTGCCGCTTAGCAAGAGAGTGCGGTATTAAAATCTATCTAGATCCCGAAATTAATTTTTCTCACACTGGGCTTAAGGTTTACTCGGGCTCAATTGGGAAATGGTTAAAAAATCGTAAAACGGAGCAAGTAATATGACGGAAATGCGTAGTTACCCACGGATGAAATATCACGCGACGCAAGGAATTTGCGCTGTTTTGAATGCAGAACAAGATATTTCGTTAGGTGAAAGTTGGGGGGACTCTCCTTCTATCGCTAAAGAATTAAAAGAAATCACCTATCATGAAGCGCACGCGCGCGTCAGGCAAGACCTCGCAGAAGAAGACAAAATCCGTCCCGGTAAGAAACAATGACAACCGTTTTAGAGCTTGTAACTAACTCATTGAATGATCTCGGGGTGATAGGAAGTGAGGAAACGCTTTCCGCTGCTGATTCATCACGCGCCCTTAAGATTCTGAATAACATGATCCAAGAGTGGAACAATGAGGAATTAATTGTCTACAACACGGAAGAGGTCATCTTCAATTATGTTGCCGGGCAGGGAGATTACACGTTAGGAACGGGGGGGGATTTTAATATCGATCGCCCAATTGAAATCACAGCGGCGTATAATAGAATAAATAATGGCACTTCTTCTGAAGTTGATTACCCGATAGAAGTTACCACGGACGCACAAGTTTATAGTGATCTTGTCACAAAGAACATCCAAACATCTCTACCTATCCTTGTTTACGATAACGGCAACTTCCCCATAAAAACCTTAAGCTTCTGGCCGGTTCCAAGCGATACAACCTATCGCCCCGTGCTTTGGGTGTGGCGTCAGATTAGCCAATTTGCGCTTTCTGATACACTTTCTCTCCCCCCTGGCTACGAAACCGCCATGGAATGGAATTTGGCCCTTAAATGCGCTATCCCGTTTGGTAAGCCTGCAAGCCAAGATTTGCGTATGGAGGCAAACAATTCGTTGTGGGCGATTAAGCGTATTAATACAAATGTTCCTACGTTAAATACCCCGTCGGAGCTCGACAAAACCGGCCCAGTTTATGCCCTTCCTGATTTTCTGTCTGGGAGGTAGCTATGGCTGTTTTCCCCATTGCTGGCCCGTCTTATGTTTTTAATGCCCGGCAGTTTGACGCCCAACGCTGCGTTAATCTCTACCCGCTAAAGAGCGAAAGCGGAACGAGTAAAGCTCCACAAACAGCGTTGCAGGGAACCCCTGGGCTGGCGGAGTTTTGCCAGCCAGCTATGGCTCCCAATCGAGGGGCATTCGAGGTAAATGGGCGCGCATTTGAGGTTTTGGGTAATACGCTTTACGAAATCTTCGAAGATGGCACATCTACTAATCGCGGCACATTACTTACAACCAGTGGGTTTGTAGATCTTGATACTAACCCAACTCAACTCTGTTTAGTGGATGGCACATATGGCTATATTTTCACGTATGCGACAAACGCTTTCGCACGAATTACCGACCCTTATTTCTTGGGAGCAACAACAGTTGCATCGCTTGATGGTTATTTCGTATTTAATAAACCTAACACTAATATCTTCTATATTAGCGCTCTTAATGATGGCTCAACGGGCGATCCATTAGATTTTGCAAGCGCGGAAGGATCTCCTGGCAATATTGTCGGGATAATTGTTGTGCACGAACAATTATGGATGATTAAAACTGATTCTGTTCAGATGTTTTACAATTCTGGTGCCGCCGACTTTCCTTTTGCGCCTGTGCAAGGGACTACAATTCAATATGGCGGGATTGCTCCTGGCTCTATTGTCACTAGCGCGAACACCGTATTTTGGTTGGGCAGCGACAAGCAAGGGGATGGCGTGGTGTGGATGGCGGAAGGTTATCAACCTTCCCGCATTTCTACCTATCCAGTCGAGACCGCCATTCAGGGGTACGATAACATTTCCGATGCGGTAGCTTATACCTATCAAGAAGACGGGCATTATTTTTATGTTTTAACATTCACAAGTGCGAACACTACCTGGGCTTATGATATAGGATTAAAACAATGGCACGAACGCGCGTATTTTAATCCGATTTCTAGTGCTTATGAACGTCACCGTGCGCAGACCCATATTTTCGCGTTTGGGAAACATTTGGTGGGAGATTACGAAAACGGGAAAATCTACGAACAATCTCTCTCAATCTATGATGACGATGGTGCGCCGAAACGGTGGTTGCGTACGTTGCCGCATATGGCTTCTCCCACGCTTTACTACACCTATTACAATCGCTTGCAATTGGACATGCAAGTAGGTGTCGGGCTAGAGGTCGGGGCAGAAGAAAATACCAATCCGCAAGTCATGATGTCCTATAGCAATGACGGGGCTAATACCTGGAGTAATGAATTGTGGAGACCGGCCGGCCAAATCGGCCAATACTTGACGCGCGTGGTTTGGACACGCATGGGGCGGGCAAGAGACCGGGTATTTAGATTCGCCGGTACGTCTAACACGAAAGTGTTCTTGATTGGAGCCTATATCGAAGCTGAAGCGGGAACCAACTGATGGCTATTAACACAGGCAATCTCCCCCCCGCCCCCGTTCGTGATCCGCTTATCGACACCAGCGGTTCGACAAACACCACATGGAGAAATTGGTTCGGACAAATCTATAGCAAGATTGGGGGTGTAAGCTCCTCTCCATTTACCGTCTCTTTATCAACTGATGGCACAGTCGGAACCGTTACCTACACTACCCGGATTGGTCGTTTCTCAACACTTGCCACGTTACGGTTGATTGAGTTCGATATACTGATTTCCAATTGGACCGGAAGCCCCACGGGAAATGTGGTGGTTAGCGGTTTTCCAGAAGGCTTTGTAAATGACGGCGCTTCGGGGATCGTATCGGCTTACAGCAAAGTAACGCTTGGAGCTTCGCACACACAGCTAGGTTTGATCGGAGAGAATGGGCAATCGTACGCGTATTTGTATTCTTCCGGTTCGGGGTCGGGAGTGTCGCGCGCAAAAGTGCCGGTTGCCAATGTTGCAACTACTGCAAGAATAACTGGGAATATTTTATATTCTGTTTGACAATAACGACCTTTGGAAATAAGAAATATCCAACTTGGCGTAAATTATATTCGCAGTACGTGAGCCAAGCGCGTTACGCGGATCAGCAATGGTTCGCACGCGTATATAGTTTGAAAAGCCCGTGTGAACTAAAAACTCACACGGGCTTTTTCTATGGGTCTTTTTAGCGGTATTGCATCGTTGGCGGGGGCGTTTCTTGGGGCAGATGCGGCGGAAAGTGCCGCTGATACCCAGGCGGCTGCATCACGTGAGGCGACGGCTGAACAGCGGCGTCAGTACGATCAAACGCGCAAAGATTTTCTTCCCTATTACCAAAGTGGCACCGGCGCGAACTCACAATTGGCGTATTTGCTGGGAATAAATCCAGGGAGTGTAGAAGGCGCTAATCCCAATATTTACGACAACGTTAATAAAGATAATGGAGCATTCGGTAGTCTCGCTAAACCTTTTAGCATGGCCGACTATCAAGCCGACCCTGGCTATGCCTTCCGTTTGGCAGAGGGCCAGAAGGCTTTAGAGCGTAGTGCTGCTGCTCGTGGAATGACAAATTCTGGTGCATCTTTGAAGGCGATTACCAATTACGGTCAAAACGCCGCCTCGCAAGAATACCAGAATGCCTATAATCGCTACAACACAAACCAAACCAATCTTTACAATCGCTTGGCTGGGATAGCTGGCACCGGACAAAATGCCGCGAATACTACCGCGCAAGTCGGGCAAAATACTGCCAATCAAATTAGCTCTAATATTATCGGCGCCGGAAATGCGCAAGCCGCTGGACAAATTGGCGCGGCTAATGCGTGGAGTACCGGGCTTAATAATGCTGTGGGCGCGTTCGGAGGTGGTGGGGGTGCATCACCAATAAACACATGGAACGGCTCTAATACGTCACCATGGGGATCGTTGTGGAGCTAATATGGCTGAAATAGACGCACGCATTCCCCTCATGTTTGACACGAGCACGATTTACAATCCTGTGAAAGCACAGGCTGACCAAATCGCATTACAGAAAGGGCGCAATGATTTGCAGAAGGCTGAGTTTGAGCAGTCCATGCAGCCTATGCAACGGCAGAAGGCGATGGATGAGCAAAGCCTTAACGGCTTGAAAGTCGCGGCTGCAAAAACGGATCATGCGCTAAGGCTTCTGGGCGCGGCTCAAGATCCTGCCCAATGGGCGAATGTCCGAAGCGCTATTATCCAAGATGGATTAGCAAAGCCAAATGAAATTCCCGAAATGTACTCGCCCGCTTTTGTACAAAAGGCGCGCATGGCGCACATGGATTTGAAAGACAAATTAGATAATCAATTCCGTAATGCACAGTTAGCTTTGCAGCGGGAAAACCTCGGTGATAGAAGAGCTGATAGAAAGGAAGATCGCGAATTACGTAATCGTTATTACGATATTCTGGAAAAAAACGCCCTAACGAAAGCAGGAGAAACCGTCGATCCTGATACGGGAGAGATCGTAGCCACAAAGAAAAATGTTCAGCTTCCTGTGGGAGCGCTTAAGCTTCAGGAAGAGGCTCTAGACAATCTAGCAACAGCTAAGAGCATTGACGCGGATTTAGGAGCGTTCCAAGAACAATTAGCGCAAGGTAAACTAGACCTTTCTCTTGGTAAGAACCTAGAATCACGCGCACGTAATTTCTTCGGCCAAAGCACTCCAGAAAGTAGAAATTTTTCTAGCTTTAAAGCAGGGCTAGAGAAGCTTCGTAATGATTCGTTGCGGCTTAATAAAGGTGTGCAAACGGAAGGCGACGCGGTGCGTGCTTGGAATGAACTTTTTGCGAACATTAACGACCAAGATGTAGTCGCCCAACGCTTGGAAGAAATCCGAAATATTAATAAACGCGCTGCTGGTGTCCAAAAATCCAAAATTAAGAATGTGCGCCAAAATTACGGTGCTGACGATCTGGATTATTCAGGATTTGAAGATGTAAAAGCTGCGCCAGTCGGCGGAAAGAACAAAGATGCGGGAGGCTGGTCGATAGAACCAGTAGAATAATATGCCCGCATTTATGGTCACATCGCCAGAAGGAAAGAAGTTTAGGGTTAATGCTCCAGAAGGCGCGAGCCAAGACGAAGCCTTGGAGTACGCGAAGAAACAATTCTCTTCGGCCTCTTTGGAGAAACCCAAAGCTTCAATAGGGCGGACGGCTTTAGAGCAGGGATTGCAAGGAGCGACATTTGGCTTCGCGGATGAGCTGACAGACAGGCTAGGAGCGGGTATTGCGTCAGTTGCCACTGGTGAAAAATATTCCGACCTGCTAAAGGAAGCGCGCGAGAACACAAAGAATCGCTTTGAAGCGCAGAGTGAACAAAATCCAGGGACTTCCCTTGCGGCTAATATAGGGGGGGCTTTGGTAACTGGAGGGATTGGTGCCGGGACAAAAGTTGGATCATCGCTTGCTAATAGCCTTCGCACTGGTGGTGTCGGGGCGCGTATTGGTAAAGGCGCTCTTGCGGGTGCCGCAAGTGGCGGATTATACGGAGCTGGCTCAGCCGACGACGGCGATAGAACGTGGGGTGCTGGAAAAGGTGCGTTCCTTGGTGGCGCTCTCGGCGCCGCTTTGCCTGCTGTTGGTGCTGCGGTTTCTCCTCTAACACAGAAAGCTGCGGATGCAATTACTAGAAAGATAGCGATCGCTTCTGGCGAACTTCCTGAGGTGGGGAAGCTACCAAAAGCTCTCAAAAAAGTATCAGATAGGCTAAGAGCTGACTTCCCAGATGAGGAAGAGTTCAAGAAAGCTTTAAGCGCGTATTTTAGTAAAAAAGACAAAACACTCCTAGAATCTGGCGGAGAAAGAGTCGCAAATTTAGCTGAAGGATCAGCTATGTTCCCCTCCGGTGGGGCAAAAGCCTCTGAGTTTTTTAAGGAAGCTACTTCTGAGGCAGGCGAAAGAATCAAAGGTGTCGCCGCGAAAGCAATTAGCCCAAATAGTAATTATCACGACACGTTAGAAGAGATAGTCAAAAAAGGTCGCGAGACCGCGGCACCTCTTTATCGAGAGGCGTTTGACAAGAATCAAAGCATTCAATCCCCAGTAATAGATAGAATTTTAAGAACGCCCGAAGGCAAAGGCGCATTGCAAGAAGCTGTGCGCAATATGCAAAATGAGATGTCTTTGGTCGCCAAGCCAGATCCAGAATTAACGCAATTGATGAGGGAAATGGTCGATCTTGATAAGATGGATTATTCAGTAGGTGGGGTCGCCCCAGGTCTTAAATTGAAGACTCTTGATTACATAAAGAAGGCAATGGATTCCACCATAAACAAAGCATATCGCGCTGGGGATGAGGGGGAGGCCGCAAGAATCATAAATCTGAAAAAGGGATTAGTCCAAGAAATTGATTCTCTTGATAAAGGCGGCCTATACGCAAAAGCACGGGCAGCGTCAGGAGATTATCTT